GAAACCGTTGAATCTCTTTGAAACCCGCCGATTTTCTTCCTAGACATTATAGTATAAAATCCTTGGAAACGGGAGAAAAGACATTTTGAAAACGGGTCCACCGGGGACAGATATTTATCGATTTAATTCATGAACCACAATATAACCTTTCTCATTTACATATTTGTTTTACCGTTGTTTCCATGATTATGACAACCCTTTTTACCTAATTTCGAAAAATCGATAGTCGTTTTATTCTCATTTTTTGTAGAGGAATGAGTAATCCTATGGTAATTTACATGCTTACAATGATTACAAATTACATCCATTTCAATTACATCGTCATAATAAATATTTATATGTATAAAATAATGTAAAGATGATTACATTATTTTATCCAAATTAAATCTTCAACGGGCGAATCGTGACACATTTGTAACTAAATCATCCCCCGTATAACCCTTTAACAATCCAAGAAATAGGATGCTCGCCATGATTGCGCGTTTCGAATCATTTAACATTTGTTTCCTATATAAACCAACATGTAGGTCATTGATTAATACACTCATGACATATCCGGTGGGAATGCTAACCAGTCCCCAAAAAATGACATTATGAATCATTATGCATGTATACAATAATGCATTTAAGTAATTTACACACATTATTTTTTTATCATCAATACCTGATATTCATATGCATTTAACTAATTTACACATATTATTTTTTTATCATCAATACCTGATATTCATGTATTATTATTTTATAATTATTTTCTAATAAATATGGAATGCTATATTTACCTTTACCACCTATAATATCATCCTCAATGTAATCAATCACGACAATTGATACAAACATAAATATATATTTATAGTTATGTTTTAAGTAACACAAGTATCTGAAGTAATATTACTTAAGGAATAATTCTATAATTTTATTTGAATAAATATTAAATGTCATTTTTACTTGTATAGTCAATTATGATATTATTCCACATTGATAATGTATATGTAGCATGTTGTTGCGCGAATTCTATAATTTTTTGGGTTTGACTTTCATAATCCGTTGTTTTTACTTTTTCTTGTAAATCTTCCCAAGAGTCAAAATACACAATTAAATCTTTATGTTCATCGCAATACCATTCTGCGGCTCTTAATAAATGTTGGTCATAATTATGAGGTGGTTGAAACCAATATCGTTGTCTTAAAACATTATTACTTTGCATTAGTTCTACTATAAAACGCAGTGTTGGAACAAAATACACAATTCCTAATTGCATTACTTCAAAAAAAGTAAGTGTCGACCATGCATATGGAAGACAAATGATTCCCTTATATTCTAATAATTCGGATACGTGTGAATATCGTTCGCATTTATTTTGTATGCCTAATTTTGATAATTTTTCTGATAAATTCATAAATTTTGTTTCATTTTCATAAGTAGGAACATAGAATATATTTTCTTTATTATTATAATTTTGACATAATCCGTCCGATATAATATTTTTACCAATTGGTTTTATCACTAAGTCAGTGACATGTATATTTCGTATTTGTTTAAAATATATGTTTTCGAATATGGTGTATCCAATAATATATACATTACTCCGGTTTGGAATAGTTCGCAATAATTCATAAAATAAGGTATCTCCCTCCACTGCATAATCAAACCGATTACATACCCAAATGATTAACAGTTTGGACCAATTGTTTTGTAGAAAAGGCCGTGAGGTAGGACAAGTATCTGAAGTAATGATACCATCGAACGTATTAAAAAAATGTTGGTGTTTATCCCAACATTTTTGAGCTCTATTATAGGTTATTTTATAAATGTTGTCATCGTATGTTTCGCCGTCGTCAAATCGCCATGATTCAACGGTATGACCTAATTTTTTAAAAACATATGCTATGTCCGACTCACATCCTTTGTGAAAATTAACGTGTAATAGTTTCATAATATAAATAATAATACATGTTTCTATACTAATATTTATACTTTATATTTCGCAATAATCATTGAGAACCAATAAACGTGGAATGAAATCCAATCGTAACCGTTTCGTTCAAAGGAACTTCGAAGTAGTCTCCCTCAAACAGTCCACAGAGAACCAGATACCCCCGGTCCTCCCCGTCATACGAAAACCCCAAGAGGTAGCCCCGGCCTTCGATTTCTACGACCTCAGGTTCTCCGCAGAACGACCGGTCCTCCGGCAAACGGATATCTTGAATGACCCGGTCCTTCTCGCATACTAAAAATCCGCTGAATCTCCGGTTATCGTTCTTTTGAAGGATAGTATATCGACCCCACCGTTTGGGAAAATCGACGTTCATGTTCTCAAATGCATCTATGCGTTCCATCGAAACCTCCCGGCGCCCCTCACGCACGACGATTTTCCGGTATTTCCCCACAATATTCACGGAAGAAAAATCGAGCGTGTCATAAAACACCCCGTATATTTCAATGGTCCCGTTCCCATATTCGAGAACATTTGCATAATGAAATAGATAGACAGATTCGGGCAGTTCATACGTCGACGTTTTATCCGTCGTCCAATTGTATATGTGTATGTAGGTGGGTCGCCGCCGGTTCAATGACACCGGGATTCGTTTGAAAGGGTTCCACTGAATGGGCGAGTCTATCAAGAGAACCCCTCTATGTAAAACCGCGAAATCGTGGATGATAGGAATGTATCGCATGGGAATGTCTTTGACGACCGTCGTCGGCGAGAAATCCCCGAACATCTGGAGGTATCGAACGCGTTTCAAGAGAACATTGTAATCCATCGAATGGATGCGAGTTCCGTCGTATTTCGAATGCCCCGAAAATGTCTGCAGGCAAGGGATGACCCGTTTGCAAACCGTGTGTATTTCTCTCGAATCGTGGTCGAGTCGTATTTCATAGGGATAATCCCTTTCAAAGAGGGCGAACAATTGGCCTCGAACCTTCAGTAATGCGGTGTTTGCCAGCCCCAATACGTTGGGTATCATTCGCAGTTTATGCGCAAGCATATAGAACGGTAAAAACTGAACGGGTTTTAAGAAAGGACCGTGTTTGGATTCATATACGACTTTATCGGTCTGTATCAAATGTTTCACGAATGAGATGTTTCCGCGGTTCAAAAAGACGCCTTGTATGATTCCGTCGCCTGTAAAGAGTTCGAACAGCGAGTTCACGGAGGAGGTGCGAATGTTGGGTCCAATGAGACCATAGAACCCGGATATTTTGTGGAATGGGGTATGAAACCCGTTGGTGACAGCGACAGACACAATACATAATAGACGAGAGATAAGAGAACATGATAACATAACCAATATAATTCAAACTGTTTATATATGTTACATGGAAAACACGTCGTTCGATACGACGACGGAGACGTTTTGGTTTAGTTCTAGAGGCGACGAATAGAACGACAGAAAGGGTTCGTCCTCTTCTTCCTGGGACTCGGGGGATTCCGGTTTCGCCCACGGGTCATTCGATGTCCCGGAGTCGGGTTCTTCGAAGGACTCCTGAGCCGACGCAAGTTCCACCAGGGGGGGGTCCACGGGAGAGTCGTCTTCTGTAATCTCAGAAGGGACAGTATTAAAACAGTCGTCTTCGAATAGGGGTCTCTCTCTCGAACCCTTCTCGGCCGAAGAGTCCGACGAAAGGGAGACTTCGTCGGAAATAGACACTTTAATCTGTCTCAACAAATCGCGGTCTAATCCGTGTTCTCTCAAATCGTTGATGGTATCGTTTTTTACGGCCGCGGTGTCCTTCGGGTTATCCAGTTTGATGTCGTTGTTTATCTGACTCAACATGAGGTTGAGTTTCGTGGTGAACCGTTTCAAATATTTCGTGTGTATTTTATGGAAAAACTCGATGTAATTGATAAACAGGACCGCCTGTTGTCGGATAACCACAATATTGAACGAGAACGTGCTTACAAAACTGTCGATGTTTAATCCAATCTGGTTTTTCGTTTGATAGACTTTCAGGTCGTGTTCTTTGTTTGTAATATAGGTGTGAATATACCCCAATATTACTAAAATAATCTCGTGCAATCCCTGAATGTACTGAAAATCATACTGTTTGAATGGCTCTAAATCCTTGTATATGGGAAAATTGTCGTGGACTTTAATGAGGTCCGTCAGTTTATTATCGGGTATGTGTTCTCTCACATACTCTACCATAATTTTAAACAGTTTGTAATAGTCGCAATACATGCGGTTTGTAATCGATAGAAACATCCGGTTCATATCTTCATACTCTAAATCAATGAGCTTTCGTTGGAAATGAAAGGAATCCAGTGTGAAAACAAAGACCTTGTCTCGGTTCGTCTGGATAAACTCGCTATACATATCCTTTATTTTTTTGATGCGCGTTTCCAGACTCTGAAGTATGGCGAGGTTCCCCTCTTTTAAATCTACGATTTCGCCAAAAGTACTCTTTAAGAGGGAGAGCTGTTCTTCCATTGTATTATCTATAGAAAATGTTGCGTTCGCCCAGAAGAGAGGGAGAGAACAACATTATATTGGATAGTATATATATATGTCGAATGAGAATGAAGATAAACCCACGGAGGTTCTAACCATTGAGAATTACGAATGGTCTGTCGAACACGAACACATTTTAGCAGAATGGGCGGATAAAGCAATGTGTTACCGCTGGTTGCATACGCGTTCAAACTCTCTGTATTCGAGTTTAAACGCATGGTATACGATTCCTTGTATCATCATATCGACCCTGGCAGGAACCGCCAATTTCGCACAGACCAGAATCCCGGTGAAATATCAGGCGTTGTTCACGATGGTCGTCGGTGGAATGAATATTTTAGGGGGAATCATTGGCACCATTCAACAGTTCCTAAAAATCACACAATTGAACGAGGCGCACCGGGTAAGCAGCATTGCATGGGACAAGTTTTATCGAAACATCAAAATCGAACTGGCGAAACACCCGAACGAAAGGATTGCCGTGACCCATATGTTAAAAATGTCGAAAGAAGAGTTTGACAGACTCATGGAAACGAGCCCGGTGATTCCTGATAAGATAATCGGCGAGTTTAAAAGGTCGTTTTCTGGCACGGAGGAGTACAAGACGATTTCGAAACCGGAGATATGCGATGTTCTTATTTCTACGGAAAAGTTTAGAAACCCCTGGTATACCGATGCGAACCAGGCGAAACGGTATTTGGAACTGACCCAGCAAACGACCAATACCGAACTTAAAAAGAAGGCCCTGGAAAAACTGAATGTGTATACCATTAAAAACTTTTATAAGACCTTTCACGATTTAAATAACCGAGAACCAATGGAACAAGAGGTCATAAGCAACCTTTCGGAATCGATTGACGCCGATACCATAAAACGGCTCATCTCCGAAATGAAAGACGGAATGCTCCCGCCCACGCAGGTATAACCTTTGGAATCGGTATCGAATATGTCCGTTCGTTGTAAATATATAACCGTATAAATTATATAAAATAACATACATTTAAAAACGTATATGGAGGATATAAAAAAAGCACCGGAAAAGTTTTCACAGGTTATTCGCGATTTTTTAGCCGATTTGACGATTGCATTTCCGGAATACGTGTTTTTATGGGAAAACCTGGACGACATACAGTCCTTGTACGAGTACTGTCTAACCGTATATCCAGAACGATTTTTCGATATCCTCTATCAGAATGACGATATATTTTTATACGATTCAGGGATAAATACAATGTTTTTGCCGAACGTCGAGTTTAAAGCCCTGTATTCTACACCCGACATTAGCGAGAATACGAAGAAGGCCCTTTGGAAATATTTACAACTGGTATTGATTACGATTATTGGAAATATCAAGTCGTCGGCGTCGTTTGGGGATACCGCGAGCATTTTCGAAGGAATCGACGAAGACGAACTGCAGACAAAGTTGGCCGATACGGTAAACGGGTTGTCCGAGTTCTTTCACGCGTTTTCGCCCGAAAATGCAGAGGAAAACGCATGTCAGGAAGAGGGAGAATCAGAGGCTTCCTCCAGTGGACCGAACTCAGATACAATTCCCTCCGTGGATGAATTACACGACCACATTAAAGGACTCTTTGACGGAAAAATCGGGTCACTTGCAAAAGAGATGGCAGAAGAATTGAGCGGGGATGTAATGCATATGTTTGACGATGGGACGGGTGAGATAAAGAGCACGGGGGACATTCTAAAAAAAATGATGCGTAACCCCAAAAAAATCATGGAGCTCGTCAAAAAAATCAGCAAAAAGTTGGACGATAAAATGAAAAGCGGAAACATTTCACAGGAAGAGATAATGAAAGAGGCCAGCGAAATGATGACGAAAATGAAAGGCATGGGAAACGGGAAGGAGTTTCAAGATATGATGCAGAATATGATGAAAACGATGGGAATGGGAAAAGGGGCAAAAATGGATATGAATAAGATGAATATGATGATGAACCGGATGTCGAATAAGGAGCGCTTGCGTGCCAAGTTAGACAAACGCAAGGAGTTCGTTTTAGAAAAAAAGGAGGAATCCGGTGATTCCAATGAAATGGTCTTTAAGATTCCGGAAGAAGGTTCTCCAGAAAAATCGGTGGCACGTCAGGTGGTCCCATCAAAATCCGACGTCGACCTCGACGACTGGCTGAACGAATCCCCTGCAAATCCAGGGGCAAGTTCCGGGAAAAAGGGCAAGAAAGGCAATAAGAAGGCCGGTAAAAAATAATATCACGCTATGTTATACATGGGTCTGTTAAAATATGTGAATGTCCCCATATTCATTATGAGTTTAGCTGTCGGCCTCTTTTTTGTCTATGTATATCAGGGTGAAAAACGCAAAATATATGTGTATCCAAAGCCCGACAATGTCGATTATATACAATACAAAGATGCCACCGGAACATGTTTTAATATAAACCAGAGCAAAATCAAATGTCCGGCAGAGAGTTACATTTCACAGATTCCAGCACAAAACTGACAGAATAGATTATATATCAATATATTATAATGAACTTAAAGAGGCTATTGAAGACACCTATTGGTATTTTTCTAATTTCGGTGTTGTTGGGTCTAGGTTTAGCAACAATGTTTTATAAAGCGTGCAGTGGAAAACAATGTATCCATTTCAATGGCCCGTTTATCGACGAAATCGACGGAAAAACGTATAAATTCGGAGAAGAGTGTTATAAATACACGTTTCAACCCGCCAAATGCGATTCGACGAAAAAAATAGTAGACCTGGATTCGTCCAAAGAACCGAATGTGTAATCCAGAGATTCGTAAAATTAATACAATATAGATACCTATATATTGTATTATGAATGAGAACATTACGATGACGAAAATCACGGATTTGCCCGACGGGAATATGGGTTCTCAACGTGCGTCTGCCGGACTAAGCAACACTTATCTACCAATGGACGTTCATCCGAATCCGTATGGCATGCCTCCTCCTCCCCCGGGAGGAATTATGCCACCGCAACATACGTCTCCGAGTCGAAATCCCGCGTTCGACTACGACGAACATTCGCAAAAGTTGCCGCAGCGAGATATACCCATGAATATTTCCGCACACGTCCAAGACGAAGAAATCAAGGCGAACTATATCCCGCCACCACCGCCTGCGGCGTCCACTAGCGACTATATCAAAGATTTACAAAAAGAGACGGATTCGAAAATACGAGAACATGAAAACAAGAAAAGTCGGGAACGTATCCGCGAAACGTGGCTCGACGAACTACAGATACCCATTATGATATGTCTGCTGTTTTTCGTCTTCCAGTTGCCGATTGTAAATACGATGGTGTTTAAAAGGTTCTCTTTTTTATCCATTTATAACGAAGATGGCAATTTTAATCTTTTAGGATTGACAATAAAATCGGTCGTTTTCGCCGCCCTTTATTATTCGATGCATAAACTGGTCGAGTTTGTAAACTGAGGACGTTATACCCCGTATAAGATTCGCGTGAGATTTTTACGGCGTCGGGACCCACGTCGCCGGGGTTTCGCAGTTCTATTTCTCTTCTGGCCCTGTTTTTCGGGGCTAGCGATAGCAGGCCCCTTTTTTTCGTAACTCCGTGGGTCGATAAAGGATTTCATATACGGCGAAGACGAAGAGGATGACTTTTTTGATACCGATTCGCGCCTCACCGGTGAAGGTTTGACCGGTGGAATCACCCCGTTCGCATTCGGCGAATATTTAAAAAACCATTCGTTCCATTCTCTAGAGTCCTTTTTATGTACGAGTTCTTTGAACTTTTCCGCCTTTTCTGCGCGAATGGATTCGAGTGTAGGCTGTTTCCCATAGCATTGGATGGAAAACCGTTTCAATAACCCGGTCTGATTGAGCCGATTATTCTGTTCTACATCAAAGAGCATTTGAGCCATACACAATATCCGGTCGCTGTCGAAATACGGGCGGTCGGTATAAATGAACGCCAGATAGAAACTCAACATCGTATTCACCGTGGCAACATTCACCTGTTTATTCCCCAGTTCGATGGTGTTGTAACTGTAACATGCAATCGGTTTGAAAATGAACGCAAGGGTTTCATTATCCACCGTCAATTGAATATGGTAGGGAATCACGTCGTCAATCGGGTCGTGGCGAACGGTTTTCACATTCTTAAACCCGAACTCTTCTAAACGTTCTCGGACAATTAACACCGAACGCTCTGGGTCTTCGGCTAAAACGTCGAAATCCGGAATGTTTTGGATGAATCCGCGTCTCGATTTATTCATATATTTGGAATAGAGGGATGCGGCATATCCCCCGAAAAAAACGAGCCCCTGTTCGATGAACGAATCGCGAATCACGTGATATAGCGACCTCGACGCATCTGCAGAGAGGGATTCGGGCTGTCGTTGAAACGGCTTACAGTTGTATGGCGATTTCAAGGGGTGGTATTTATTTAATAGGGTGAGACGTTTCAACACTTTTTCCCACCGGGTTACATCCCCGGCAGGTCTAGAGAGTTCCAAGAACATCGACATCCTTAAATAATTCGGCGGAGCATACTTTATGCCCGCCACCGAAATCGCGTGTTTTTGGAGAGACGTGTAAATCTGACGGTTCAACTGAGTGATGTCCGCCATGGGAATATAATTCACGAAAACCTTGTAGGTTCCTTTATGAATCCCCGATTTCGCTTCGGTTTCTAAATATCCCTCTTTATAAAAGATATCGGTCAGTTCTTTCGCATCGTCTAATGCATTCATCGAAAAAAAGTCGTAATCCGGGACTTCGACGTCCCGGTTATAAAACTGGGCGTATTTCGGTAAAATGTTGTTTATGGCCGTTCCGCCGTAACACACCAGTTTTTTTCGAATCAAAAAGTTCTCGAGGATTTCAATCATTCGCTTGACATCCACACTGTTCGCAATCTTCTGTTTCTGTAATATGTCGGTTTCATCCACTGCCTCTCTCAAAATCGCGAGTTCGCACTCTTCAAAAGACATGTCATCTTTACACACTTTGGTATTGTATTTCATTATATATTATGCGTGGATTTAATTAGGCTGTCACACGGTTGCTATTTATCCGGATTTCATCCTCCGCCTGCCGTTTGAGAGCAGACATCTCGACAAAGGCGCTATTCCCGTTTTTGATAAACAGTTTTTCGTATATCGCAAGTGTGGATTCCCCCATATTGTTATATAAAACCACGTTTGTGTTGGGATACCACGCAAGGACCGGCATGATATTCGGAGATACCAACGATACGGTTTTATATGGGTTTAAATTGTAAGGTAAGAGAACATTGTTTTCGGCAAAAGGGTGAACCTGTGTGAGGAGTCCCACCCGAGGTCCCGCCATGGGAGCTAACGTGGCCCCAGGAGTATCTTCGGGAAGAAATACATTCATCACATTGTTTTGGGTCAAATGAATGCGCGGTATTAAATCGTCGCCTTTATTCACACGTTTTAAGTCCATGACGAGAACCACTTTTGCAGTACTGGTAGATGTCGCCGAAATATCCTTTAGTTTGGTAGAACCGGAGAGAGAGCCTTGAAACATGTACTCCTGGTTTAAGACATCCAATGCTTGTTTTATAGTGGCATTCAACTGGCTGTTATACCGGTATGCTTCGGTGGTGTCTTCGGTGTCTTTTTCCGCGGGTTGATACATGGGTCGAAGCTGTATAAACAGGGGGTCGTTTGGATTCGGAGACGACGCATTGAACGCGTTTAATTGAATGGTTTTGAAAACATCGGTCAACAATATATTGTTGGTCGAAGTTCTCGGATACGTTCCAAACTCGGATACGGCGACGGTGGCCGTCGGGGAACTGTCCGGTTCCGTAGTCAGGGGTTCAAAGTATACTTCAAAATCTAAAAATCGGTATCCACGGGATAAAATATATTGGACCATATCCGTGGAAACCGTCTGCCCGTCGTATGCCGTGTCGAACGACGCCTTTATAAACATCGATTGAAGGGTGCGGGATTTATAGGAGTCGGGCATATTTGTAATCGTGTTCGGCGTTTTGTTTGAAGAAGAGAGTGTCGTGACGTTGGTGTTTGTAATGTCGGAGAGTTCTTTCACAAACCCCTCTTTCAATAAGAGTTGCCGTCTTTTTTCTATCAACCGATAGAGGATGTATAATACGATGAGAAAAACCACGAGGACCAGGAGTTTTTTAAAAATATCCATTATATATAACTACATACAAATGAAAATAAAAATATACGGATTATATTATTATGGCAGGTGGACTACTAAATCTCATTTCGAATGGGAACAATAATCTCATATTAACAGGCAACCCATGTAAAACGTTTTTTAAAGTTACATACTCTAAATATACCAATTTTGGACTACAAAAGTTTCGTATTGATTATGACGGTTTAAGAAACTTGAGGCTTACCGAACCGTCGACATTCACTTTTAAAATGCCTAGATACGCAGAACTGTTGATGGATACCTATCTCGTTATAAACTTGCCGAATATATGGAGTCCCATATATAATCCATGCGAACACACGAAGAATACATGGGCGCCCTACGAGTTTCGGTGGATACGCGAATTGGGGACAAACATGTTGTCTGAAATCGTGATAACATGCGGGTCTCATACGATTCAAAAATATTCGGGAGAATATCTACGTGCAATGGTCGAACGCGATTTTTCGGAGGAAAAAAAGGGGCTATTTGATACAATGACTGGGAATATTCCCGAGTTCTATGACCCTGCGAATGCATTCGGGCGTCAAGACGCATATCCATCGGCGTTCTATAGTGCAAAGAATGGGGGAGCCGAACCCTCCATTCGCGCAAGAAAGCTATATATTCCAATCAATACATGGTTTACATTAGACAGCCGGTGTGCGTTTCCAATGATTTCCCTGCAATATAACGAACTTACTATTACGGTGACGATGCGTCCCATTCAAGAGCTGTTTCAGGTGCGAGATATATTCGACGTTACAAACCATTTTCCGTATATACAACCAGATTTCAATCAGCCCCAGTTTAATATGTATCCTTTTTTACAGACGCCGCCGGCAGATTTGACGGTAGAGAACGCCTACCCGAATACCAACAATATATGGAATGCGGACATCCATCTGTTATCTACTTACTGCTTTTTAACTCCGGAAGAAAGTCGCCGGTTTGCCATGGAGGACCAGATATATCTGGTTCGCGATGTATTCGAATATGTCTTTCAGAATATTACAGGGTCTAAAAAAGTGCAGTTGACCTCGAATGGAATGATTTCGAGCTGGATGTTTTATCTACAACGCAATGATGCAAACATGCGAAATGAATGGTCGAATTATACAAACTGGCCGTATCATACTCTTCCGAAAAACATTCGCCCGGCCATCCCCGGGACACCCTTGGGCGATAACCCCGGCGGAGGATACACCGGGATTTTTATTACGGGTGATTTAGCTCCTGAAAATCATAAGGAAATTTTAGAGACAATCGGTGTGGTGTTAAACGGGGATTATCGAGAGAACGTATTGGAATCCGGGGTTTACAACTACGTTGAAAAATATGTGAGGACAAAGGGGTTTGCAAAAGAAGGATTGTATTGTTACAATTTTTGTTTGCAGACGGACCCCTTCGAATACCAGCCATCGGGTGCCATTAACCTAAGCAAGTTTAGATTGGTTGAGTTGGAAGTGACAACGTATGCTCCACCGTTTGACAAAGAGAACCTAGATTTCAATGTGATTTGTGACACGTATGGAGGTATTGTAGGAATAAACAAGAACAATTGGAGATTATTTGAATATAATTATAATATGAAGGTATTCGAAGAACGATATAACATTCTATCGTTTATCGGGGGAAATTGCGGTATGTTATATGCAAGATAATATATATAGTATATATATTATGGTATCTAACACGGTTTATTCGGTTGGTAAAAATACAGCGACTAGGAGTTGCCTTCCAATAGGTGTAACCAAAGAAAGAATAGAAAAAACGATTAAAGTTTCGAAAAAAAACGGTAACTCAAACAACAAAAAACTTGCAAAAACAAAACTAGACATATGGCGTGACAAATGTAAAAAAGCTATCAATTGTCCTCAAGACGCAGCCAATTGCAAATTATTGAACCCCATTCCGAAAGAGAGTTTTTCAAACATGCCGATGTTTGAAGTCTTGACAACGCGACCTTCGGAAAGTTCACAGATGGTCGAGGAGGAGGACGAAGGCCTCGAGGAAACTTCCGTAGTCGAAGGATTCAAAGAGGGTTTGTGTTCTCCGTTTAATATATTCTGTGACGATTATTATAAAAATCTCAGCACTCGCGGATTAGGTGGTTCGTATGAGATTTGGAATAAAGTTGAAGGTGTGATACAATACGTGTTATCCCCTATTACTAATTTTGATAAACAGTTACACGATGCCATCTACCATTTTTTAAAAAATTATGCAGTGGGTAAATTGGATAGCTGTATGAAAGACAATGAGTCCGACAAAAAAGCGAACGCGGCTCCACGTGGCAGTGACTTGCCGAGTTTCACTTGGCGACGACAGGATAAACAGGAGCAATTTACTGTGAGAGAAGGGATACAATCCAAGGATCATTATCAAGCTACACTTAGCTCATTCATTGCAAACCACCCCAATATTAACCCAGAGAGATTAACAGAGCTCTATATCCGCGAACTAAATGCCTTCTATAAAAAAAATAAGGACAAAGTGACCGAAAAAATGTTGTTCGATTTCAATACTGAGTTTGATGAAACCAAATTGACAAACCCGTATTTAAAAAAAAAAGAACAGACGTTTATTGAAGATTATTCTGCATATAAAAAAGAGTATGTTTTCGATAACGTATTAGTATCTAGTAAAAAATACTTATTTATGCAAGAGCTTTTTGGAATGAGCTCTCCAGATATTATCGAAGAGTTTACAAAATATACGGATGGTAAGAATACAATGTTATCTACATCATATACAGTGGATACTATATTAAACGAGTATGCGAACAACAAAAATAAAAGTATAAATACACTCGACGGATTAATCAAAGACCTGGCACAAAAAGACACACACATTTTGAATACAGATTATATTGAGAATGATAATATGATAGAATATTTAAATAAAATGTCACACTATTTTTGTTCTGTTTATTATACCCAGGCTTACGCCAACAACAATACATCACTCCCATTGAAGTTCTGGCATTATACCGATGTATTGTGTAAGATTGCCTCTATATATACCGAGTGTTTTAATAAGGTTTCATACTATAAATATATACATAGAAACACATTATTTGACACTTTAACCCCTCAGGAAGAGTTCCGATTTAATATTTGTTTTTATCATCTGTTCTTATATAGGTCTTTACCAAACATTCTTTCCAACAAAATACAACCCACTATAAACATCAGCGATGGCGATTCGATCCTTGTAAAAATATGCAAATATATGAATATGTTTAATGCAGATGCCAAAAAAATATGGTATCCTACGGGAGACACTATACCTTCATTCTATCAATACATGACGAACTCCGGAGAGTTTTATGAATGTATCATCAGTGGAAGGGATAGCACGAAAAAAGCGATTCCATTGAATAAGAGTGTCCGGGAATATTATAAATATGAGGTGATAAGCGACTGTGTTTTACAGAGTGCCGAGGTAGACATGCAATGTGAAAGTTATGTCACAACCATTAAAGGCGAAATCTATCGACTCTTGATGATTCCGGTCGTCGTATTTATTCTCTATAATTTTTATTACCTCTTTTTTTTTAAAGACGTCTTTGGATATGCCAAGAGTTATGATGAGGATACCGGTGACCCCATATACAACTCTACACCGGACGATAAGGATAGATGTTTTTATCCGATTTTCCCCAATTGGGAGAACGAGTTCCATAAATTGGAAGAACATCACACCGATTTTTTTCTGGAGTTCGTTTTTAAACCGTTGAATATCATAGTTGCACTGTTGAATTGGTCGAAAGACTTTATTCGATTAACATTGAAAACAGTCGTCGGGTGGATTGGGGGGAACACGTTCGACAACAACAGCATTTCACACCTATTGTTTATGGCCTCGTTTGTTCTTGTATACATTATCGTCGATAAGTTCTGGCTCACACTTTACGGCATTGCACGCGATTTAATGAGTTTAAAGGTTCCATCCTCAACCATATCCGCAGGGGACTCCAACGAAACCTTTTATAGTATTTCGATAGTGGTTACATGGGTATGTTTTGCAAGGTCGTTGATGATCGGTATATACAATTACTTTTTTCCAAAGCAAGACCCGGCCGATATCGGTAAAATAAAGTTCCCCGACTCAATATTATTGCGTATGTTGAAGTTCTTGTTCTTTATTTTGTATTGGTGTTTAAAAGGAGTAGTTACCAATTATTTTATACCTTTCTCCGTAATGATATCGTTTGTATATATAGTATGGATGGGGCTTTGTGGCATATTGAATTACACGGATAACGAACATTCTTATGGGGATAAAATAGAATTGATGCAACGTGTAATCTATACCAAAGTGTGTAGTCTTAACGAGAATTATGACTATATATTTAAACCGGTTTGCTTCCTTCTGGTGTTTTTTATGATAGAAATCGTCATCGTATATACGATTTGTACGAGCATGACAGTGTTTAATAATATGGAAATGCCGATAGACCCAAACATGCCAGATGATGCAAAAGAGAAGGGAGAACAGGTATTGGATGATATAAAAACACTGTTGTTTATCACATGCATCTTTTTTAATATTTTAATCGGAATATGGGGCGGATACCGGCTATTTTCTCAAGGTAGAAATATATATGACTATTATAAAATAGGTGGTTCTAGAAGTCTTGAAACGGGTAACTGTCCTACGGTTATACCCCAACAAGATGAGAATGAAGTGAACGAAAAGAATGAAACGAAGTTCAAAGAGTTTTATGAAAAACACGAGAAATACATTTCGGAATACAACGAGATTATCGAAAATAAATCATGGAATATCATCACGCATGTATACAACTCAGGAAGAAACACGGACTTATTCATAGATTATTACACCGCAAAAACCGGACATATTACTCCTCGTCCGGTTATAAAACGGATGTTAAATACTTGGAACGGGTATGTAAAGAAGACAGAAGGATTTGTAAATCGGTTTTCCGGATATAAAGTGGAAAGCACTGATAAGAAACCTACGATGTATGAGAAAATATCGAAATATTTACCGGAAATGCCTAAGATACCTAATATGGGTATTAAAAGTGGGGTAAATGCTACAACTAACACCACAAATGATTTCATATCTAATCATATCACCCGGCCATATAAAGAGCCGACAACTGCACAACTCATTTCTGAAAATTTGAAAGGGGTTGGGAAAACCAGCCGCATTGATGCGTTGTTTAGTCAAAACCAAAAGTAATGAGACATAAACGCGACTAAATCGAAATACGAACCTCAGGTATAGTCTTTGATTTGGTGGAGGGATATGTTTCATGTGTAATTTTACCAATCTTGGTGTCTAATTCAGAAAGTTGTGTTTGTAATTCGTTGACTTTGGATTCCATTACACGGGTTTGATTCAATTCCGCCAGTTTCTCTTGCAAATTAGAGATGATTCGTTCTAACGACTTATTTTTTTCAGTCAATTCCCTTATTTTTTCGAGACAACCGTTCATGTGTTGTGCGATTTCTTCGTTCGAAAGAGCTCTCGGTGGTTTCCCCGGTTCATTTATCATAAACTGCACCTGGCCCTGGCATTCACCCTGCGACATTTTCTTCCGTTCTTCGGCGATTTCTTTAATCTGTTGCAAAACATCCGGCTTCATTCTCGGCAGTCCGGGCTCGTATGCCAGGAGCGCCGTATCGATGTCTTTCAAAAAAAAGTTCTTTATCGCGGATTCTTTCGCGTTTCGGATGAACGAATCCACCGTTTTATCGATGGAAGGTCTAAAATATTGAGGGTGTGGATTTTCCAACAGCTTTCGTTTGTCAAACGTATTGTGTTCGTGCGAGAACACCAGGATGGTTTTCAAAGGGTCCAGCTGGGCGAACGGAACAGTATAGTTCTTTAAAAACTGTTTTTCTTCCGCAAGAGAAGCGTGGTCTTCGTACTGTGTATGTTTTAACAGCTCCGTTCGAAAGGCGAATGTCCCCGCCGTCGCGTGGTTCGGATTGTACGGCCCCGCCTGCCACAACTGTTGAATGTGTTTAAAATAGATGTAGATTTCGCTGGCACCTGCACACATCGCCTCGCGGTTCTCGTTCAACGTATCTACGGCATGGCTGACCCTCTCTGGCGGATAATAATCGTCGTCGTCCATATATACGATAATGGCGCCTTTTGCCTTGGTATGCATATAGTTTCGCTTCTGTCCCAGAGTCATTTTTTTTTCTTCGCGGAAATATTGTATCTGTTTAATGCCCGACTTTATCACGAGGTCTTCGATGGAGTCCGTACCGTCATCCACGATGACCCATTCCATTCTATCCTTTGGATACGTCTGATTTAAAAAGCACTGAAATAACACCGGAAAAAAGGGTCGGCGATTGAAGGTCGGAGTGCATACGGTTACAAACGGGTAAAACTTTTTCGTAAGTTTAGGTGTGTGCGATTTTACTTTTCCCATTATTATTAGTGCGGGCTTTATTTTAATTGGTTTATCTATAATTGTAATTACATATAAACATATGTCGACTAATAATATATATGTGGCGTGTTCTCATACTCTATTATCTATGTCTTCCTAAAATACGGCAGTTCGGCGCGGATTTACGACAACACGTCGCCGAAATCACAATGAAAGAGCTCTATGAAATCAGAAACCGAAGGGATTTGCTGGATATATTGACGTCGTCACAAATCTCCACTCCGGAAAAGTTGGAAAGAATCAATAACTCCACGGGCATACTGGATATCTTTCAGGGTGGACTGTTGAAGGATTTCGATTTCGACATCGAACACCACATGTATCAGTCGTAGTCACTGGAGTCTCCGCCGTCGTCTTCTTCCTCTTCGATGACTGCCTCTTTTTTCACGTTTTTGTCTAAATATCGATATATTCGTTTGATATCTAATTTATCGATTTCGTAGTTCTCAAACAACCGGTCCACGCGGTTTATTTTATCGGTCGTATTCAAAAAGTCCTTGCCGTGAAAGAGTCGGAGTTCGTGGAAGAAGGCGATTAAATCCTTTCGGTCCATGTCGAGTTCTTGGCACAGATGATAGATGAATAGAATGTTATTGTATTCTGTCGAATATTTTGTGAGAACCTTTGTGAACCGGATATCGGAGTCCTTTTCTAGTGGCTGTGGAAACGCTTTGTGATACAGGTAGTTATTGTAGAACGTTTTCATCAGCGAACTCATTTCGTTGAACTGCCAAATCTGGTTCTGGAATGTGATTCGGTCGATAAAGTCGGCGAAACAGATGTTGTCTAACAGTTTCAAATAAAAGGGGACTGACATTTTATCTGGAGACTGGTTTAAATGGTCCACTATGTTTTCGTGCCATAACAGTGCGACAATGGTTCTCTCGGTTTCATTGATAATGGTGTTGTGTTCTTCCATCGGAATAGAATGCTGTAACAATGTATGGGTTATTTTTTTCGAATCGGCATTGAACGATTTTGTATGAAAAATGTTTTCCAGGGTTTCTTCTGTGAGAAGGCCGGGTTTTTTCGACATTTTTTCAATGAACTCGATTTTTTTTAAATCGCCCTGGATGTATTCTAATATGTTTTTTCGGAAGGATTCCTGGATGGAATCGTAAAATCCTGGAAGTTTGAAAGCCAGTATTTTTTCGACTTGCATGGGAGTAGGTGATTTCAGTTCGAACACATGGCATACTTTCATAAGCTCCTTTATTTTTTTGTCGACATAGTAGTTGCCGATACAGATGATGGGGTTCAATGAAGTGTGTTCCAGTTTCTGCTTTTTCGTCTTTTTTTGACGGATAAGTTTGATGAGGGCGGTGATTCCACCTTTGTCGCCGTTATTCATTCCGTCGATTTCGTCCATTAATATCGCGATTTTTTTCGGGTTTTTTTGCATCATCTGGAGAACATTCTGCGAGGACATGTTGTTTGACGTGATGGTATCGATTAGGGATTTATTGCGGACATCCCCGGCGTCATAACGGATGAGGTCGAAGTTCAACTGAGAGAGGAGTTCTTTGATGAAAAAGGTTTTACCGCATCCAGGAGAACCGTAAATATATAGTCCTTTTTTGAAGTTGATGTTTTTACAGTTCGATTCGTAGTTTGTAAGAATATGAGTGATTTCTTTTACAATGTGTTCTCGTTCGAGGATTTGGTTCATGTAGTATAGTTATATTTGGTGCATGATTTTAAATGTGTTTTCGAACGCATCTAGAGAGATTTGGATATGTTTTGGATTTCTTCGGTCAGTTTGTCTAGTCTCTCTTCCATGAGTTTGCCCTTTTGTTTTAATTCTTGTATTTCTTTGGTTAGAACCGCAATGAGTCCGGGATAATTCAAGGTTTGCATATCTTCCCCGTCTTTTTCTCCGTTTACTAAAAATGGAAACATCGGTTGAACCTCATGTGCGATAAACCCAATGTCCTCGCGGTTTGCCAATTTATTTATGTAATACACGGGGTTTAATCCATTGACACTGTATGAAAGGTCGTGTAATGAGGTGACGTTATCTTTTATTCTGTAATCCGAGGTAGAACCGTATGCGATAGCATGGATATTTCCAGAAACGCCGATTCCACCTTTTACGATTAACGCACCGGACGTTTTATTGAAAGACGGTATTCCTGAGTTCACTTGAATGTTTTCGCATGCAATGTCTCCTACAATCTCATTCATTTTAATCCCGCCGATGTATGAAACGTTGTCTCCGACAACTATATTTCCTACATTGAGCGTTTTTGTCATTAAAACATTCCCGACTACATGCAAATCGGTCATTGGAGTTGGTGTGGAAATGCCTACCTTTCCGATAAAATAAATATCGCCGTTCGGGTTGGCGTTGGATGTGCCGACATAATTCCATATACTGGGACCAGTCGGTCCGGTTGAACCAGTTGAACCCGTCGAACCCGTATCACCGGTTCGACCCGTTGTCCCGGTTGTCCCGGTATATCCCGTGATACCAGTGAAACCCGTGGGTCCAGTTCGACCACTTCCTGTAGGCCCTTTCTCTCCTCGTATTCCTTGTTCTCCTTGTGGTCCTCGGGCTCCTTGTGGTCCTTGTGGTCCTTGTGGTCCCTGTGCTCCCTGTGCTCCGTTTGTTCCGTTTGTTCCATCCGCCCCATTCTCACCTTTCTCACCTGTATCTCCTTTGTCGCCCTTATCTGTAGCGGTTCCTGGTTCGCCTTTTGGTCCAATATACAGACCAAATGCTGGCGGTTTGATAGTTAAGCACTTATTTGAAGACATATTATATATTCAAATATATATAATTATTTACGAAAGGAACTAAAATCAGCAGTTACGGGTATATATGCCCCTCCCTTGCTCGGCAAAGCCCCGTAATACGAATAATTGTCGACAGGTGAGTTTGCGACATAATTTGTCGATACGGCGGAGTTCTCATTTATACCACCGAGTTGTCCGTATCTATTATAGTTTGGATTATATCCGACGTTTGTGTTTGGTCCATATCCATTATAGTAGTTTCCGTCCGTCCTTCTCATATTTATAGTATCGTATACCCCGCTTCCGGCATCTTTCAGTAAACCTGCGCCCGTTCCGACTACTCCACCCGCCAAGTTTGCGGTTGTATTAAATGCATTTCCTACCGTACTAATTGTATTGTTTAGTATTCCACCTGTGGTATTTGCGAGTCCTGTCAGTGTATTTCCTGCGGTACTTGCCAACCCGGTTGCAGCGGTTCCCGCTACATTTGCAACTCCGGTAACCGCATTTTCCGCAGCGTTTGCGACTCCTGTAATTGCATTGCCGGTTTCATCGACTAGATTGTTTCCGAAGCCACTCTCTTTATTTTTTGGGTGTCCCGACAATAAAATATAGGTTTGTATGCCATTCTTATCCGTATTTAATACATAGACATTGCCGTCCCCATCTTTGTATGTGTTTTTTGTGACCGAACAACCCGACCCTCCGTTTCCGCCACAATTGGAACATACTCCGTTGGACGGGCACATCGGACAGGTCGGACAAACTGGTGGAACAACTTCGGATTTCAAAAAGTAGTCGTCGGTGTAAATCGACTCTGGAGAACCGTCTACATGATTGGTTTTTGCCAATGTTTTATAATACCAATACCATTTACAGGATAATTCACTGTCACATTTTTCAGAAAACTCGTCGGATTCTGGAGAATTATCCCGACGTGGAGAATTATCCCGACGTGGAGAATTATCCCGACGTGGGCGAGTGTAGTCGTCTGGATAACCGTCCACACTCGTTCCTAAACTTTCTGCTTTATAATTTCCGTATTGGTTTACCTGATAAAAATCCTTGAAAGGAATGCGATGATTAAACCTGTACTGTTCTATGCCATTATAATATATAATATAACCAACTCTATTGGCGTCTACCCTTAATACGTATGGTGGACTATCATCATCTGACAAATCAAACTGAACGGAGTCTCCTTCGTATCCTCGTATGACACTGTTTAAGTATACGCTGCCATTCTTTATATGTAATCGAAGCATGACATCGCCCGTTTTAGTAACCCATGTAATATATCCACCTTTAGAAACGGAACCATTATCAAACTCAACATTCGTTACCTCTCCTGTAGTAATATACCATCTTCTTATGGCGTAGGGAGGGTTCGTTATTCTGGGTCTGGTGGCAGTGGGTGTAGGCTCGGCGTGCGGAACTGCATTCCCGGCCCCGGCCACAGCCCCGGCGGCGGACGAGTCTGCATTCCCGGCCCCGGCCACAGCCCCGGCGGCGGACGAGTCTGCACCCCCAACCACCCCTTCTTTGAATGGAATCTCGGATTGCATAGAATGACTTACAGAAGTCCCATTTAAAAATAAAACGGTAATGATAAATACAGACAATATCATTAAAAATGGGTAAAATACTGCCGTTTTCATATATAAATTATACAAGGATATTGTTTCATCGGTGCGATTATTATATAAATTATTCTAAACAATGTATTTATGCGAATTCATTGTCTCATAAAAGGATTAAACCCTTATTTCATATATAGGTTAATGACATCAAACCTCTTATTGCAAACCCAGTTTTCATCTGAAAACAAATATGAAATTGGCATCGATGAAGCAGGAAGAGGACCAATGTTTGGAAGACTCTACGTGGCCGCCGTCATTTTACCCGAAGGAGGTCTATCCCATCCAGGCATCAAAGATTCGAAAAAAATAAAGTCGAAAAAGAAAATGCGAGAGGTGTCGACATTCATTAAAGAACATTCGTATGCATGGGCGATTCATCATATCGAACACGACGTCATCGACGACATCAATATCCTCCAAGCCGTCTATAAAGGAATGCACGAATGTATAAAATCGTGCATTCAAAAAATAAATGTTTTTCAAGAAAAGACGTGTCTTCTCATTGACGGCAACTCTTTCAAACCGTTCATGTGTTTCGACCCGGTCGAAGAGCACCTTTTTATGCTGCCCTACGAGACCGTCGAAGGAGGCGACGGCAAATATCAGTCGATTGCCGCGGCCTCTATTCTGGCGAAATGTGCCCGGGACGACTACATCGAAGAATGGTGTGAACGATACCCCGAGTTAAAAGAGCGATACACATTAGATAAAAATATGGGGTATGGGACCGCTGCACATTTCGCAGGAATCCGCGAACACGGTATCAGCCAATGGCACCGGAGAACGTTCGGTATATGTAAAACGGCAGAATATAACCCGGTACCCAGCACCATCACTTGAATGTTCTAAATATAAAGATGACGAACAATAGAATTCCGAGGGAATATGTCATTATCGTAGCGAACCCCCCTTTCAAATTATCGTTGGGGCGTCGGGTTAAAACAGACATTAACACATCTTTGCTGTAATAATGTACGACTGCTAAAAATGACATGGCTGCTCCGACGATAATCATCATTATCATCATCAGTGTCAATTCGGTAAACTCTGGACTGGCCTGTTTTCCCATATATATTATATCGGGTCATTTAGTTGGCATTCACGTAGTCCTCTGGTTCCTCTAAACCTGTATCATATCCTTTTCAAAGAATGTTCTCGACAACTCGATGTATTTCGTCGTTTTATCATAGACGCTGTAACCAATCAACAGGTGGTCCACACTGGCGACATAGATGAATCCTAGAGTATATTCCACATGAGAACCTTCAAATGTAAACAGCGGGGTATACCTTTTGATGGTGTATGTTTTCGGGTCGACGACGACAACAATATGATAGTAATATCTTCGGTCTTCGTAACTCACGGCATGACAAATGAACCATAGTTCGCCTTGAATGAGGACCCCGTTGGTAGACCCGCGCAGATATCGGAAAAAATAGGGCACTGGCTTATGAGCGATGACGTTGACATGGCTGCTACTGAGGTCGATATTCCCCACCGCAAACGTAGGATTCCAGTTATAGACACATTTGACAGCCGTGCCCTTGTCCTCTTGAGGAGAACTCGCCTGAAAAAGCACCCAATTTTTTTCAATCTGCCGGTTTCCCGAATCCAATTCTAACCATTTCGAATCTTTTGTAGACTCTTCGTCCAATGAGATTTTACCATGCTCGATTTTCATTGACCCGTCGGGCATCCCGCGGTTGGCATTATACAGGATTTCCGTTCCGTTCAAAAAGAGGCGGATATCCTCTAATCCTACGTAACGTCCGTCTTTCGATGTGTCGTATTTTAACTCAAACTCTTGTACTACCTTCCATAGGGGTTTGGAGATGTCGATGACCGATATCACGTTTTTTGTAATGACGTTCTCTTGGTTCACGTATCCCCCCCGGTCGTCGATGCGATAGTTTACATACCTCGTATTTATAATGAGATGGTTCTCTCTCTGGATGATAGACGGAGTGCTTTTGACAAACACCTGGTCGAAATTAAACCCGTCGGTTAATCGGATAAGGACATCGAGAGGTTGAGCCGGAAGCAGATTGGGTTCATGTGACACCTTCTTTGTATAAAACTTGTAGTTTGATAGCACGTTCGATGCCGTGTTGTCAGGGAGATGGCTGTATGCCAATACTTTCATACACGTTTTCACCAGGTCAATACCCGAATCATTCACGTAATATCCGACGATAGAGAGCTCGTAGTCTATTTTATAATCATATACATCCTTCTGTAAAAACAGAAAGTCTCGGCTCGCTCCCCACTTACGGTTGGACTCGTGGGCGAGAACATAGAATGTGTATGCCGACCGGTTTTTACCGCGCAATCTGTAATAGTTGATGATTTCATACAGATTCTCGATACGGTTCGGATAGTGGTTGTATCCGTCTATCCATGCCGATATTGCCTTTTCGTGTTCTCCCAAAATTGCATAACATTTTCCCATGCTGTAATAACTGTGCCATACCTCTTCTATCCATCCGCCGATTTCCACGCGTTTTTTAAACATTTCAATGGCTTCGACGATTCTACCTGCATCCCTCAGGCTGTTCGCCAAATAAAACGTATATCTGTCATTGTTCGGGTTGTCCTCCAATCCCTTGGTAAGGAGACGTATATCACGTTCGAACTTGTCGGTCTTTGCCCCGCCGTCTCCTATATCTTGAATGAAGAGAACATCCGTATCGATGGCGTCGTAGACGGTTCCTTCAGGCGTTTTTACGTATTCGTGTGTGACCCCCCAATAGGAATACCCCTTGCCGTTTTTCACGATTCTTACATTCTTATAATAGTAAGTAGGAGAACCCTGACACAAGTGATAACAATCTTTCGTCAGCGTCTTCTTGAAACTCTCGGGGTTCTTCAACGCTTCCCCGGTTAAATACATGTCCGCGTCCATTAACAGGAGGTAGTCCTGATTCGGCATCTTGGCAGCCTCGTTTAACGCGTGGGTCCGATTGTAACCGAAATCTTGGAAGGGTTCAAATACGATTTTCCCTGGAATATTATGTTCTGTCATAAAGGTTTCAATGAGCGAAACCGTATTGTCTGTGCTCCCTGTGTCACATATACAATAGCTGTCTATCAATTTCACGACGGTATTTAACAGACGCAGGATGACACGGCTTTCATTCTTTACAATCATATTTAGACATATGGTTGGTGTGGATGTCGCCTTCATAACGGGTTCGGTATATGACACAGAAAACATACGGTTATGTTTAGTATTATGTTTCGTTTTTATACATTTTATTATATTAATATATATAATGTCATTTACACGATTTCACGATGACCCTGCAAGAATACGAAAACAGCTAGAAGAGAGCACTTTTGCCGAACAATACTATTTAAACATGCCGGGGAATGGGGTCAACATGCATTTTCAATTGGACCCACAGTTGCGATTACAGGGATGGGGTGCGAACTTGCATACAAACGCCATTCGGCTGGAGAGTGACTTTAGAGGATTGACCCGCAGACTGAACCACGACTTAATCGACGAGAACAACTATGTGACAAACTCTGTAAAAACCGTCCCATACACCTATGAGAATGCCAATCCAGTGACCGATGAAACGCGCGCTACCCATCCCGCATGGACGTTGAGAGGTTTAGAACAGTCTCGCTGGGGGTTTCCTCTATCCCACCCACGCGACTCTGCAGAAATCCCGTTTTTGACGAATATTCAGACCCGGCATTTAGAAAAAGAGAACTATCTACACCGACCATCCGTCACGAATCCCGTCGCTTAACCCGGGTTTATTTTCCTTTATAATATATATTATGGAGTTTCTTGCACCTATCGCGGCATTAACCGGATTATATTTCATATCGAGTCAAGATAAAAAAGAGTCGTTTAGTGAGAGAACAGGACGATACGAGAACAAAGGGCTTCCGAACATCGATGTACCCAATCGAAATTATCCCGAAGAATATCCACAGAGCGATTTAACAAGCGAGCTCTCTGTAGTGAATAAATACTCGGGGGGTGGCGTCTTTACAGATAAATATTTTAATCCCAATGAGGCCGAGACCCTTGTGAGAACCTCTGCGATGGAGAACAGCCAGATGTTTAGTGGAGAGATGCCGAATGCAAACACCACGAAATATACCTCTATGACGGGCGAAAAGGTGGACGCGGCATATTTTAATCATCAAAATATGCAACCCTTTTTTGGGAGTCGACAGAGAACGATTCGCACCGATGCGGATGTCGCAGAATCCCGGTTGGATAATTATACCGGTGCGGGGTCTCAAACTTTTCGGAAATCTGAGCGTGCTCCCCTGTTTTCTCCACAAGAAAACTATCAATGGGCGTTCGGCGCGCCCAATGCGAGCGATTTTTATCAGTCCCGGGTAAACTCGTCGAATAAAATGTCAAACGTGAAACCTTTTGCAGAAGAACACGTCGGTCCAGGAATCGGGGTAGGATACGGTGCAGAAGGTTTCGGTGGATACAACTCGGGATTAATGGCTCGAGACATGTATTTAGACAGGGGGGTCGATGAACTGCGTGTGGCGAACCACCAGAAAGCCAGTGGACTATCGCTCTACGGCCACGAAGGTCCCGCCACCTCTTCCGTGAAATCTATGGGGGCCATTGGAGACATGCAAAAAAACCGAGTGGATAGAACGTTTGAAATGGGACCAGAACACTATATGACAACCGTGGGAATCGCAACTGCACCCACTTGCAGGGGCATCGACATTATGAAAGAACAGGGGCGTGAAAACAGCATGTCTTACTCGGGTGTCGCCGGGTCCGTCAATGACGGGATGTATGTCGACGGCGAATACATGCCTTCGAAACACATCGATTTAGGAGAAGTGCCGATTGCTCCTGCCTACAAAAAGAGTGCGACTCCCATGTCTGAGAATGACTATGGAAGTCAATCCGTTGCGGTCTATCCAAACAACCGGTCTGCGAACCAACAGGACACTTATTTTGGCGCGTTCGGTGGAGCGATGGGTGCGGTCATTGCTCCCCTGTTGGATGCCTTGCGGCCATCTCGCCGCGAAAATACGGTCGGAACTCTGCGACCCTACCAGAACCCCGGGTCGTCCATCTCGAGGACCTATATGTTTGACCCCAATGACTGTCCTGCGACCACTACGAAAGAGACGACAGAATGTGGCAAGGGACACCTTTTTGTTGACCGCAACCAGTCCCAGGGCGGAACCGGGTATCTCGTTGCCGGAAACCAGCCCATCACAAACAACCGCATGTCCCAGGGCGACTATATGTATGTCGGTGCGGGGTCAGGAGCCCGAGAACCGAGAACATACGACGCGGAATACCGTCAAAGAAACAACAATACAAAGTCTTCGACCCTGGCCTCGTATACGCCTTCGGGGAACATGGGACTCTTTAACAGCGAAATCCATATGACGGCGAAACCGAAGGACCACGTGCAAAAAAACAGTCGCGCAATGGACCCTACGATGCCATTTCAGGGGCCATCCGTGGGATTTATGGGGAAACAGACGGGGGGACCACAGAGCCAGTCGTTCAATTCGGGGATACAGCTGGATAGAAGCAACCCCGATATGTTGTCACAATTGAAGGGAAATCCGTTTGCTATCTCACACTTGAATGGTCTTTAACATCCTCGATGAAAGTGATTAAATATTTCATCATGCTGTTATATTCCGCAATGATTTTGAGTTTCGCATCATCGTCGAATCGACGTATTTTTTCTATCGTTTCTTGAGAGAGGGGTTCGAGATTTCGAATCTTCTCTAAATAGATTGGTAGAATTTCCCTTTCGCCGCTACATTCGATAAGAAAGGATTCGATGTCCTCCTTCGTATAACTGGTTTTCAAGAGACCTTTCCCGTCCATAATTTTTTGCTTTATTTCAAATATGCCTACAAAGAATCAATTTTATAACCGATTATAAGATTGATGTGATACGAAAGGTTCATTTCTTATTTTTTCGCGTATGACGTCTTCCTCCACGCCGCGCATTAAATGTTTGCGTGCTTTTCGCACGAGCCTTATTCTCACTTGATTTTGTTCCAAACAGCGCATAAAGACTTGAAGAACCTCTTGCCGAAGCACGCGAGGAAGACGAAGCACGCGAGGAAGGCACGCTCGGGGAGTACTGAAATTTCTCGGGTAACGCACGTGCATTTGTAGATGGAGAAGATCTATCTATAGGTTTATCATTGACATCCACTTTTTTATAGAGATTACGTATATCTCTCGAGGTTATATTTTCCATTTTTTTTAAATAGTCGTACTTAGTTTCGAGTTCTGCATCAATTGTTCTCAATGTGTCAATGTTAATTTTTATGCTAGCGAACTTTTTGTCAACGCTAGCGAACTTTTTGTCAACGCTAGCGAACTGTTTGTCAAACCCTTTCTTGAGAAAGCGGGCTATTTTCCCTAGGTTTGTCTCGACCGACTCTATTTTTTTCATGAGCGCATCTTTATTTTTCTCAAGTTTTTCTTCGACCGACGACATTATACACTATACAGATATATTTTCTAAATCTGGGGGTTCGATTGTTTCATACCGCATTTTTGCCTCCTCCGACTCCCAATGGATGATGGGACCACCTTCGGGATAAATCGTATAGGGCAACGATTTAGAAGTCGATTTCTCTAAATGCATTAAATCCATCAATCCGCGTAACCGGCGTTCTAGAGGATACATCCGTTTTGGGTATTTTCGACTGTAAAACTTGAACGCCCATTCGAACTGAAGCGCAGTTTTCCAATCGGGGAATCCCGATACATATAATACGCGTTCCCATGCGTTACCCTCTAATACTTTCATTCTCGTGGCTCTCGCACCACCACTGATTTCGCAGTTGTGCTGTCTCAGTCGGTGTTCCAGGTCGACGGTGGCGCCCACATACGTCGATTTGTCGGTGCATTCCAAGAGATAAACATAGAACATTCGTTCCTATGTTTTGTATCGTTATAATATAATGACATTTACCGCACCGCGGCTTTTATTGGAAGCCGTTTTTGTCGGCGGATTCACACTCACTATCTATCTCGCGTTCTCCTACCTATTTATTTTACCCGAATACACTCTACTTTTCGTTATAGGAGGTTTAAAACATGCGTTGGGGTATTTCACCGGGTTACAAAGGTATTATTGTAAATGTTCTCACCATAAGAACGTAAAGGCGCCTACGCCATTCGAGATTGTCGGAGAAGGCGCCCTTTTTGTCGTATTGGGAGCCGTTCTTAAGCCGATACAAACGATGCCATTGAAACTGTTTCTAATCGGGTTTTCGGCGCATATCATATTCGATGTTTTAGGGGGTCACCGATGGTTCTGTAAAACACACTGTATGAAATAGAGTTTCCAGGTCGAGCAGTTCCTCGGGAGTATTTACCCCGCGAATCGTGTAGTTGAGATTTTCTGGGATTGTGAATGTGTTTACTTTGTAGTTCAAATCGAAGGCATGACGGATGACATCGGTGAAATAGTATTCGCCCTTTGAGTTTTCATTCGAGAGAACCGGAACACACTTCCGGAGAATATCCGCGTGAAAAAGATAGATTCCCGCATTGACTTCTTTTATATCTTTCTCCTGTGGAGAACACGACGCCTCTTCCACGATTTCGAAGAGTTCTCCGGATTTGACGATTCGTCCATACCCTTCAGGGTTCTCTAATGTCGCCGTCACGAGGGTTCCGCACGGTTTGAGAGAGCGTTGACATTCGACGAGGCTGTGAATGACACTCTCATTTACAAGTGGCATGTCCCCATTCAAAATGAGAACATCGTCGTCGTCGGTATAATGGTCTAAACAACACTGGATTGCATTCCCCGTACCGAGAGCGACGGCCTGTTCTACAAAGGTTATTCCACATGTATCCATATATTTATTTAACACCTTTACGATTTGGTTATGATATTTCCCGGTCACGACGATTATTTTATCGGGAGTCAATGAAATGGCTGCATCCAATACTCGTGTGAGGATTGGTTTATAATTGAAGAGATGGAGAACTTTTGGGGTAGTCGAACGCATACGTTTCCCTTCTCCTCCGGCTAAAATGGTGACAATAAATCCCATATAAATATAAATCGAAATCTATTTATATACATAGAGAACCATTTTGAATGAAACCCGAACGCACATTATACCTCGTTGGTGGATTCGTAAAAATGTTGTAAAAAAAAGCTCGTATATATAATTATGAAAGACTTTATACAGAGGTTACCCCTAGATATCGTTGTAAAAATAATTCCATATACATACGAGATACAAGATAAAGACGTATTGAATGACATTGTAAATTATTCAGAAACAAAACATACACTGTTTAATTTATACCATCGATATTGGATTATTGAAATGCAAGAAGAAGCACCTCAAGATAAAAATTGGTTGTCAAACGACCTTATCGCACGTGCAAACAATTACAAGGCGACAATGTATGGGCTGGATGATACCTTTTACAATATTTTTAAGAGAAACATATTTTTGAAAACGAAAGCACAGATAGATAAATATTTCAATACATTAGGAAAAAAAAAGGTTGATGCAGAAATAAATGTGTATCTAGGCTTATTTACTCCAAATGAAAGGAATGAGACGATTCATCATTTTTTGAGGAATCATTGAATCCATCCGGTGGCAATTTATCGAGAACATTTGAAATAAAAAAGGGTCTCGTTATTAGTTACTTTCAAAATGGCTAGGCTATATTCTAATCAAAATGCTATCACTACATCTTTATACATGGTCTGGCGCAAGGTGTTTGAGATGTTCCACGATGGTTTTGCAGACATTGGTTTGGAAACTATCCAAAGAGGCGGCTCGCTTTTCGTAAAGAGCGCATCTATTTTCCACTGTCTTGAGACGAGCGTTCAGTTCATCTAGAAGGGTATAGAACGGTCCCACGTTGCCCACGTTGGCGTTCATTTCGCTCCTCTTCGGGTACTCTTCTTGAAGCTCCGTAATGTGGTCATCGAGGCGTTCATTCAGTTCGTTCAAACGGCGAAAGAGTGGTCTGATGCTGGCGTCCGTTTCGCTCTTCTTCGAGTACTCTTCTTCGCGTTCTTGAAGTTCCGTAATGTGGTTCTCGAGGCGTTCATTCTGTGCGTCCAAACGGCGAAAGAGTGTTCTGATGTTGGCGTCCGTTTCGCTCTTCTTCGAGTACTCTTCTTCGCGTTCTTGAAGTCCCGAAATGTGGTAATAGTGTTGATTGAGTTCGATTTCTAAACTCTCCATTCGTTCTTGCAGCTCGTCGCCCTGGCGTGTGGTCGGCCATGTACTCTCTTCTTGAATGTCTAACCCTTCCCGTTTTTCTTCGTCGTATTTGCCGTAAAATAACTGGTTGATATGTCTGCGAAGACACCTTTCTTGCTTCCCTTGATGAAATAGTCCGCCAAGAAGCTGGTAGGTGACCTCGCGAATATTTTCCACGCGTTTTTCCAACTCTTCACAACGGTCGCGCACGGACTTGGGGCGGTCTGGATGTTCTCTCAATGCCTCCAGTTCTTCATCAATATCGCAGCATGACACCTGTTTATTCTGCACTGAAAGAGGAGGCTCCGCTCTAGAGACTGAGTAATCTTTCTGTTGTATCTCAATAAGTTCTCGCTGTTTTTGAATCATCCACTTATGATTCTCCAACTGCCTTGCCATCTCATTCATTTCTTCCTGAAACTTCTCATTGGATTCACGTAACTGTGGCTGTATTTGACTTACCCTTTTATTCTGCAGTAGATGTTTGAGCTGCTTTTGCGACTCTACTTGTTCTCTCAACCGGACGTTTTCCTCCTGAAACTTCTCATGTTCACGTAACTGTGTATGTATTTGAATCATTTTTTTATTCTGTAGTAGCTGTATGAGCTGCTTTTGCGTCTCTACCTGCTTTCTCAACGCGGCCACTTCAATCTCTAAAGATGGGTTTTCAACGTTTGTGTTTGCGTTCATTTTCAACGGTGTAATACAGATTGTCTTTCGTTTCTATAACAAAAGTCATTCAATTTTATGACCTCATTTTATTTCCCTATTATATATGCGATTCCCGGTTCGAACCTTGACACCCTTAATCGTTCTTTTTATTGGAACCTCGGCACTTATCAATGCGGGACTGTTCTCATTTAGAGTGTATGAACCTGTAAAATATCGGCTGCTTCCGCCTGGCTATGTCATAGGAACCATCTGGATGGTTTTAATCGGAGCAATGGCGTACGCCCAGTTTTTGGTAATGCGGTCGACCGCGGGCGGATATGTCGAATGGTTGATTCCGGGACTCTTTTTATATTGTATCATGTATCCGTTTTATACGAGCCAGTTCCAGGACAGAACCGTGAGTCAATATGCGAACCTCGGCTCTATACTTTTGTCGTTCGTCATTGCCGTTCTCGTCTATCGTATTTCCGCCGTCGCATCTGCGCTGATTGCTTGGACGACGGTCTGGGCGTCGTATGCGACGTGGGCGACGTTCGACCCTGCTCTGTTCTCTTTGCCTTCTTCGTAAAAGTGTAGATAGAGGTAACACGCGGCAAAGTTTGCAATGTAGGCGACCTCCATAAAAAAGATGTTCTCATGAATAGAAAAAAGAAGGACACCGCCGAGCATTGATTGTAGGACAAACGACGCCCATAAGACCCCGTCGTGTGCGTGTCTACACATAAAAGAGAGGATGGCGAGAAAGACCCCTCCTGCGAAAACATAATGGATGGGATTCGATTCGTCGATAGATACGAGACCGTATATTCCGGCCAGTATTACCGCAATCGAACCCATAGAGATAGGGTCGCCTCTATCAATTTCATATCCGATAGTAGCGACGCCCATTAGACCCATAAAAAATAGGATGTAATACTTACAAGAATCGTCGCAAATGAGACGACTCACAGACGACGTGTTCTCATTATATTGAAAGAATACAATGAGAATCGGTACAAGATAGCATGCAATCATAATAAATAACAGATAGTTTCGTAGACGCATATATTGTTTAAGAAGAGAACAATTTCGACATGTTTACGGCTTCCATATTGATTTCTGGACTATTGAAAAGCTGGTAAATGAAATCGTCGTCGCGGAACCGCACGGTATAGGTTCTCTGTATCGCAGAACGACCGATGCGCCCGAGACACTGAATCGTTTTCGCCTGAGTCATATTCGCCATATCTTTCCCGATGAATCCGTGGCAGAAATTATAGTTGGTTCCAAAGACGAAATCGCTAGATGCGATGATGATGAAGAGGTCCTGGTTGTTCGCGAGCCGTTTCATGAGTTCTAAATACTTCTCATCGACGTCCTTTATGAAAACCCCGATGCCGAGCAAAAGCAGGAGTTTGAACGAGTTGTCGATGAAAAGTCCCATAATATCTTTCACTGTATCTTCCGATATATTGGGACAGAATGCGTTTTCGTCGTTTTTCCCCGTCCATTTTTGTTGATGAGGTATAGTGTTTGGAATATACTCCGTATCGAGAGAGATGACGCGAATCTGTTTTCGCAAAGCGTCGATTTTTCGGTATATCTCGCGGACCACCGGAGAACGTGAGTCGTCGTCCTTTTCCTTCTGTTTCGTCTTTTTTTCGCTGTCGGGTTGGGTCAGTGCTTCTAACTCGTTCTCCAATTCGTCGAGTTTTTCAGAGACTTTTTGGTTCGAATCGATTTTTATCATGAGGTCTTGGAAGAGGGCTTTGGGTATCTGAGACTGTTGTATATAAAAGTTGCCGATTTTCTTGGCGTCTTCTGTAAGGAATATAGTGGGTCCAGATGTGAGTGTGTGTGCGTCTGCGGTCGTAAGAAGGATTCCGTTGGCGGAAGGCAGAGACCCGGTGTTAGGTGTCGCAGAATCCACGCTTGTCGCTTTTTTGATGGCGGGAGAGAGTTTCGGCGTTTTAATCCTCTGCATATATATATATATCGAATCCCACGCGTCTTCCTGAATGTTCTGTATGAGTTCGAGATAGTATATTTTCAGAGAGTTCATCGTAATGGAGGCAATATCCGCAAAGTAGTGGTCCATGAGATAATGCGTCGGAACGAGGCAGCGTTCGTGCAGATAGAATATAAACGTGACGATTTCGTTCAAATCAAAGTATCTGAGGAGGGTTTTGTTTTCCGCGCAATAGTTCGCACACCTCACGAGTTCTCCGTATTCGGGATAGAGGTAGTGTGGAAGGGCGCAGAACCCGTCTTTGCTAATGATAGGAATCGACTTTCTGCAGTCGTAACTCGATATGGAATGTATTTCTGCATTGTCAAACCTTCCTCTGAAATCGGCAAGTGTCTCCATAATTTCATGCTCTTTCGGAAGAGTCGCACAGGATAATACGACGTTCGGAATTTGGTTCTCAGCCCAATTGGTATGAATGATGTCGTGTAACTCGTGCGATTCGTAATCCATGGTAATCGTTGGTTCGTCCCAGTAGGTAATTATTTTTTCGGCGGGATTGAATGCCAACATATATCGCATCGCGATGAGATAGGATTGAACGTCGCAAATCATAATCTCGACTTTGTCTCCGATGGCATTATTGACCTTTCGTATTCCGCCACTCCTGCGGTCTTTTGTAAAGTCGGATGCAGAGAACCAGTGGAGTCGAATGTCAGAAGCGGTTTCGGCACCGAACGCGAATGCGATTTTTTTTTCCATGGAAATGGCGGATTTTGCCAAGGCGAGGCCGATGTGTCTAGCGACACATACGAAAATGATGCGGTATTTCACAGATAGACCCAGAGGGGACAACGTTTTACCTGTACCTGTAGGGGCGATGTATAACACGAGTCTCGAAACGGGTTCTTCTTGACGGAAGATAGAGAACAACTGTTTCTGATGCTGGAATAGGGTTTTATCTTCGTAGTCTAAGAGGTATGGATTTTGTTCTATGAAAACATAGGCATGACGGACAATCTTGGAAAGTTCGGTTCTCACATTCGCTACGGCGATGACGGCGTTCATATACCTGGTGACATGGGCGTTGATATTTTGTATGGATGCCTTTTTCAGTTGTATGAGGGTATAGAGATAGTATGCGTATTTCGTGGCTTCTTTAGATAAGTATCGACATATTTCGTGGCAAAAGTCTAAGACTAAAAACTCGAATACAATTTTTCGGTTGGATTCGATATTGGATTCGAGGTTTTGTATTCTTAGGAGGTCGACGCTCTTCATCTTTTTTATGGGCCCTCCGCCTGCACCCGTCGAAAGAGGTTGAAGGATGGCTTTGATGGATTCAAACTCGGGGGAGTCGCAGTATTTTCGAACGGTTTTTTCGATGATGGGTTCGAAATACTTTTTATACAGGAATGTTTCGTTCTCCGGAGTCTTCTCGATTTTCGTGAATAAGAAGAGAGACATCGTTTTATTCTTTGTAATGTCGAGGTTCTCAAACCCTTCCATAATAAGGTTGAGGATTTCTTTTTCGGATTCTGTCACGGGAACTTCGATACTGTCCCATTCTGTGCGTGTCAATTTGGTTTGTCTAAGGTCCATGGTATAAAATATTTGAAAGTGTTTAATAAGTTTGATTCCCGTTCAATTTTATGGTGCGTTGTCACATCGAAGAGAACAAAAGTTCTATAAAATTGAAATCTTTTTTTTGGAAAGAATGAAGAGTATTGTTATACTATACGTATACGAAATGAAACTTACACGCCAACTTACTTTCTGCGAGGGTCGAAGGACATCCGTTCCGTCGAATCGGGATGAGGATAATGACATTATTCATTCTTTATATGTATCTACAGAGAACGCTGTATTGCCAATGCCAGTATTGCGCCGTAATTCGAACGAAGGTAGACCAGTGGACCTAAACACGCTCATTGCGCCTATTGTCGCGGAACCCCGGGAAGAAGTCCCGATGGAGGTCCAGGAAGAAGTCCCGATGGAGGTCCAGGAAGAAGCACTCGCGGAACCCCAGGAAGAAGCACTCGCGGAACCCCAGGAAGAAGCACTCGCGGAACCCCAGGAAGAAGCACTCGCGGAACCCCAGGAAGTCCCAATGGAGATAGACGACCCACCGTCACACTGCCTTACCGGATGTATGTTGTGTAATGCGATTGGATTTTATGACTGCAATGACTGTCTTGAATAGCCACATTTTGAGAACATATAGACAAAGGGTTTAAAAGTTTATTGTAACTAATTGTAAGAATGTTTTCAACCTCCCCGCCTACCGCCTCTTTTTTTTCATCATCTATCATAGAAAATGAAATGAATGTAAGCAAGCGAAACGGAGAACAAGAAACCGTTTCATTCGATAAAATATTACAACGAATGAAACTCATGGGTCCGGATATAAAAGTAAACTATACTGCACTCGCAATGAAAGTCATCGACCAGTTGTATGACGGCATATCTACTAAAAAAATAGATGAGTTGTGTGCGGAACAGTGTGCGTCGATGGCGTCGATTCACTACGACTATAATACTTTGGCGGGAAGGATTATGGTTTCCAATCACCACAAGAATACGTCGTCGGCATTCGACGAAGTGATGGAAACTCTCTATTCACATCGCGATATCCACGGACAATCTTCACCGTTGGTATCGCATGCACTCATCGATTTCGTCCGTGAGAACAAAGACGTATTGAATGAACTGTGTGACTATTCGCGCGATTTTTTAATCGACTATTTCGGATTCAAAACCTTGGACCGAGCCTATCTCATCAAGGTTGCGAATAAAACCGTCGAACGCCCACAACATATGTGGTTGCGCGTATCCATTGGAATCCATCAGTCAAACCTGTCCGATATCATCGAAACCTATCACCTTATGTCTCAAAAATATTTTACACATGCGACGCCGACCCTTTTCAATGCGGGAACGCTCCGCCCCCAACTCTCGAGCTGTTTTCTTCTCTCGATGGAGAACGACAGCATAGAAGGCATTTATAATACCTTGAAAGACTGTGCGTTGATTTCGAAACATGCCGGCGGGATTGGATTACATATCCATAACATTCGTGCAACAGGTTCTTACATACGCGGAACGAATGGAAACTCCAATGGCATCGTTCCCATGTTGAAAGTCTTTAACCATACCGCAAAATATGTCGACCAGTGCGTTCATCCCGATACCATCATTTATACGGACGAAGGGCCGATACCCATCCGGGACTGTGTTTCTGGAAAAACCCGGGTTTTCAATCGAACTGGAAAACTCGAAACTGTCGAAACCGTACTCGAACACTTTTATGACGGACCCCTAATCGTCCTTCGCAACAGTTTTTCACCGAAGGAATTGTATATTACTCCCAAACACCCAGTGTATGTGATACGAGAGGATGAAACCGAACCGGAATGGGTAGAAGCCGGAGAGCTGTTATTGACGGATTCCGTGGTCTATGTCAAACCGGAGTATGTGAACGATGTGGCAAACATTTCTACAGAAGACTGTGAGATGTACGTCTATATCTATCTGTTCGGCGGTTTGAATGCCATCGGCAAATACTATATCGACAAGACGAGCGTTCCCGAGGACAGCAAAGTCATGGGGTTCGTCTATAGCTATCTCGTTACAAACTGTGTGAAATACAATGACGATGCGAACATTATCTTCTGGGACCCCGCCATTCATCTTCCCTTCAGAAACGGCGATTTCTATAGAAACGGCGAAAAAAAGGTGCATTGTAGGTGGATGTTTTTACCGAATCCGAAACTCTCGGTTCTCTACACCCTCTTTTTAAAGTATGATACATTGAATACCGAATCCGTCTTTCTCCATTGGTTAAAATTGAGGATAAGATGGGTCTCGCCCATTCTGACAAATACAATCACCTCTATCTCCCAACTACATTATAAAGGGGTTCTCTATGACCTGCAAATGAAGGAACAGCACAACTACCTTTTGGAGAACGGGTTAGTTCACAACGGGGGCGGAAAGAGGAACGGGTCTTTCGCCATCTATCTTGAGCCCTGGCATCCCGACATTGAGGTTTTTTTGCAATTGCGTAAAAACCACGGGGACGAAGAGCTGAAAGCCCGTGATTTATTCTACGCCCTGTGGATTCCCGACCTTTTTATGGAAAGGGTCAAAGAGAATGGGACATGGAGCCTTTTTTGTCCCGACGAATGTCCGGGACTCGCGGAAGTCTATGGGTACGAGTTTAGACGGCTGTATGAATCCTATGAATCCTCGGGAAGAGGGAAGACAGTGAACGCGAGAGAACTCTGGTTTAAAGTTCTCGATTCTCAGATGGAAACGGGGATGCCATACATTCTCTTTAAAGACGCCTGTAATGAAAAATCGAATCAAAAAAATGTGGGAACCATCAAGAGTTCGAACCTGTGTTCCGAAATCATTCAATACTCGGATAATACCGAGTCTGCGGTATGTAACCTGGCGTCCATCGGTCTTCCCACGTTTGTCGAAGAAGATGGCAGATTCGACTATGAAAAGTTGCATGAGGTGGCGAAAGTCATTACTCGGAACTTGAATAAAATCATCGACATCAATTATTATCCCACGGAGAAAACCCGAAAGAGCAACATGCGACATCGACCCATTGGAATCGGGGTCCAGGGATTGGCAGACGTGTTTATGTTAATGGGATACCCTTTTTTGTCGGACGACTCGAAAGAGGTGAATCGAAACATCTTCGAAACGATTTATCACGGGGCATTAGAGGCCTCATGCGAATTGGCCGAACGGAACGGGGCATACGAAACATTTGCAGGTTCTCCTGCGAGCCACGGAATCCTACAGTTTGATATGTGGGGCGTTTCGCCCACGCGGTACGACTGGGACGCACTGAAAACCCGCATTCGAACCCATGGATTGCGTAACTCGCTGTTGTTGGCACCGATGCCTACTGCGTCGACCTCGCAGATATTGGGGTTCAACGAGTGTATTGAACCCATCACCAGCAATATTTATAGTCGTCGCACGATTGCGGGAGAGTTCATTCAGGCGAACAAATACATGATGCAGGATTTAATGCAATTGGGGCTATGGAACGAAAAAATAAAGAACAATATAATTGCAAACCATGGTTCTCTGCAACATATCGACGTAATACCGCAAGAGGTGAAAGACAAATATCGCACGGTATGGGAAATCCCGATGCGTCATTTGATTGATATGGCGGCAGACAGGGGCGCATTTATATGCCAGAGCCAGAGTTTAAACCTGTGGTTAGAAGACCCTACATATAATACATTGACTTCGATGCATTTTTATTCTTGGCAGAAGGGTTTAAAGACGGGGATATATTATCTGCGTCGGAGAGGAAAACACCAGGCCCAGCAATTTACAATCGAACCCGAAAAAGCGAGTTTAGAGAACTCTGTGGAGAATGAAATATGCGATATGTGTTCTTCGTAGACGTAAGTTTTTCAAAATAATAGAAATAGTATATATATGTTGCCATTCAGTTTGGATACATACACTCTTTTTTTTTATTTAGGAATAATCCTTTTTGCAAGTCACATTTTGATTTATGGGTTCGGATTAGACCTCTCCTATTTCGGAATCCTTCTCATGTGGATTGGATGGGCGAAACCGGTTCTCAGCGATTGGATTATTTATATCTTGTGGTTTTTCATATTCATCGATATCTATTTTAATATCAGTGAAGTGAAAACGAAACTGAAGAATTGGAATAAAGTTCCGGGAAAGACCCCGGGAAAGACCCCGGGAAAGACCCCGGGAAAGACCCCGGGAAAGACCCCGGGAAAGACCCCGGGAAAGACCCCCGGGAAAACACCGGAGAAACCCACACCTGTGAAATAATTATATTATAATATATTATAATATAATGGATGTTGACCGTTATTACAACAATAAGTATAATCCATCAAGAGAAACACGTGCATTCAATCATTATATAAATAACGCGACAATCACCGATAATTCGTTGGAGGAAATCATTCAAAATAAGTATTCGCAGTATTCGATTGCATTAAATGAAAGTATCAATAGAAGCGTATTTAAGTTGATAACAGATACCATTCAAAAAAAGTATAGGAATATTGACGATACCATAAAAATATATATAAGAGAGTCGATTGACGAAATGTTCGACCAAGGCGTTCAACAGTTGGATGCAACTATGCGTTCGGAAAAAATCGCAAACTTAGAGAGGTCTATCCATAAAATGATGAATGAACCGTCAAAAAGTTCGTCTCGAAGTCGAAAAACTTCATCTAAAGGTGGGAAACGTAAAAGTATGAAACATGGCCTAATTCAGAGTCTGCGAAAGAGTCTGCGCGGAAATCGCAAGCGTTAATAATGCCGGTCGTTTGTGATTTCACTTATTCATCGAATGTTTTGTTTTGTTTTGTTTTGTTTTGTTTTGTTTTGTTTTGTTTTGTTTTGTTTTGTTTTGTTTTGTTTTGTTTTGTTTTGTTTTGTTTTGTTTTGTTTTGTTTTGTTT